TGTTATCACCGATCCGACCACATACTCACAGGTATGGAATGATCGTATGCTTAAAAAACTAGCAACAGCATATGTCAAAAAGCAATGGGGACAGAATATGTCCAAGTTTGATAAGATGATGCTGCCAGGCGGTGTCACTATGCGTGGTTCAGAGATTTATGAACAGGCTATGAACGAAATCGCTGGTGTTGAACAAGAGATTAGAAACACATACGAGGCCCCTCCTGGCTTCTTGGTAGGATAAGATGCCGGTATCAGGATACTTTAACAACTTTCCATCGCAAAATAGAGTTTCTAATGAGCATAGACTCATGGAAGATGTTATTGTTGAATCCATACAAATTATGGGCCATAATATCTATTACATTCCAAGAGAATCCTTTGACTCTGGTGATATGATTTTTGGTGAATATAGCAAATCAAAGTTTGAAAAAGCGTTTCTTATTGAAGCCTACATCGGCAATTTTGCCGGGTTTGAAGGCGATCAAGATTTCTTCTCTAAGTTTGGACTAGAGATTAGAGAAACGTCTAATCTGATTATTTCACTAAGGTCATTCAAACGTATTATACCATCAACTATCAGAGAGCGTCCACAAGAAGGTGATTTACTTTATATTCCATTATTACAAAGTTTGATTGAAATTAAGTTTGTTGAACAAGAACTTATGTTTCATTCACTTGGTAAAAGACTGCCGTTTGTGTATGAAATGCGTTGCGAAGCATTTCGTTATAGTCAAGAAGAAATCAATACAGGTATTGAAGACATTGATGAGGTGGCCGAAGAAAATCAGTATACCACTAGAATTATGCTTGATGTGTCCACCAACTATTCTTCACCTAGAACCGAATACCTTGATGGTGAAGTTGTTTATCAATCAACTGATGGAACATGGGCAAATAATTTTGCTTCTGCAACCATCTCAGAATTTTACAAAGCAAATGGTGCTCTATTCTTACACAACATTGAAGGTCAGTTTGTAGCAAACTCATTTGTTTATGGTAATGTATCAAGGTCTATATACAGATCGGTGTCATATGATGATAGAACAGACTTTAATAAGTATGATGATTATGACAATCAAGAGTTTAAACTAGAGACAGATAGCATACTAGACCTGTCCGAAACTAATCCGTTTGGAACACCATAATGTTAGGTAATAGTCACTTTTATCATCAACTAACACGCAAGGCAGTTATTCTTTTTGGTCGTTTGTTTGATGATATCTACCTTATTAGAAAGAATACACAGACTGGTAAAGAGACCAGCCGCTTTCTTGTGCCTATCATTTACGCACCAAAAGAAAAGATGGTTACAAGAATACTATCCGACCCAGACCTACTTAAGAGTGTCGGAACTATTCTTCCTCGTATGTCATTTGAGATTACTGGCATCTCTTATGATGCTACCAGAAAGCAGAACTCACTACTAAGAGCAGCCAAGTCAAATACCACAACTCACGTAACAGCATCTTATATGGGTGTTCCATATGATGTTACATTTGCTCTCAACATATATGCTCGCAATATTGACGACGGCACACAAATTATAGAACAGATTCTACCGTTCTTCAATCCAGATTTCACTATCACAACAAATATGATTCCTGACTTAGGAGCATTGAAAGACATACCTGTTATACTTAACAGTGTCGCTAATGACATTGAATACGAAGGTAACTATGATTCAGTAAGATATGTTAATTGGACTCTAACATTTACTATGAAGATGCATTACTATGGTCCTATTTCATATCCAAAAATTATCCGTACCGTTTACACGAATATCTTTAACGATCCTTCACTACAATCTGGATACATAACTAGACTTAATGTCACTAATGCTAATGGTAATTTTAAAGCAGAAGATTATGTCTATAGTGGAAACAGTTTTAAAACTGCCAATGCATACGGAATAGTCGTCAACTATAGTGCAAATACCGGTAAACTCATACTAGGAGCGACACAAGGTCAGTTTTATGTTAATAATACTATCCGTGCTGTTTCAACTAATGGAGTCTGTAAGATTAGTTCATTTGAAATCAATCCTATAAAGTTGGCTGAAATCAAAATTGAACCTGATCCTATTACAGCCGAGCCTGGTGATGATTATGGGTATGATGTAACGATTACGGAATGGCCTGATACAGAAACATAAATAGAAGAAATAACCTTAGGATTTATTAATCAATGGCTGAATTTTCTAAAGAAACTATCAATATTGGTTCAACATCAAACGACGGCACAGGTGATACGCTTCGTGTGTCTTTCCGAAAGACCAATAATAACTTTACTGAGTTGTATGATCATACAGCAAATCTTAGTGCTAATGTTGAGACATTACAAACTGACTTAGAACAATATGCCGGCGACTTATTAATTTTAGGTGGTGCAGCATTTGATCAGGCAAATCTTGCCTATGATTCTTCAAACAATCTAATTCTCATTTCTCAAACCGCTATTAGATTTGCTAACAATGCAGCAAATACAGCAAATGCTGCCGGTATCATTGCTAATTCAGCCTATAACTTTGCTAACGGTAGTTTTCTGAATAGTGCTAATGCACACACAAAGGCTAATGCTGCTTTTGTTGTCGCTAATGCCGCATTCAATTTGGCAAACACAATTGCTGATTTGAATGCCGAGGCACTAGCACAAGCCGCTAAACTGAATAGAGCATACACCAAAGCCAACGATGCATATGATTTGGCTTTTGCTACCTATCTGTATTCTTTTGGTGTGGCAGCAAATGCTGAAGCCGCATTTGCTAGAACAAACAGTATCTATGGTTATTTAAATACAGCATTTAGTAGAATAAATTCTGCCTATGCAGTTGTAAATTCTGCCTACATTACTATCAATGCTGGTTATGTAGTAGCAAATTCTTCTTATATGACAGGCAATGGTGCATTTAGAGTCGCCAATGCAGCCTTTGGTGTTGCTAATGCCGCTTTACCAAATACAGATGGCGCAGTATTCAATGGCAGACTTTTCACTGCTAACACACTATTCGGCGGAACTTTATTACTATCAGCAAATGGTGTTTACGGAACGTCAAACAACTGGTATGGTGTTTATGCCAAATCATCAAACAATCATGCTCTAAAAGCAGAAGCAACTGGTAACAATGATGCTATCTTTACATTAGCACAAAGAGGCAATGGTGTGTTTGGTACTGCTAATACTGGTAATGGTGTCGTAGGATTCTCAGATAGAGGTTATGGTGGATATTTCTATTCTGCTAATGGTATTCCATTCGGCTCAGGATATCTTAAAGCCGCTGACGATGGCACATTACAAATTCTGGATGCTATGATTGTTGATGCCAACGGTATTGTTAAGTTTGACTCTGGATACGGATATCCTGCACCTGTATATGGATGCCGTGCTTGGGTTAATTTTGATGGACTGTCTACAGCAGCATCTTTAACCGGTCTTTCATTTACCGCAAACGCTACAACAAACATTCTAAGAATTAATGTCACTGATCCTGCTAACAATGACTTAGAAATTGATTCAACAATTTATGTGCTTGGAACTGGTAATGGTACCAGAAGACGACATTCTGACGGCGCAACTTTAGTATTTGCTAGTTGGTTGGCTCTAGGTTGTCGTCGTGATAGTATTGCTAGAACCTATAAAATTACTAACGTGAATCAGTCTTCCGGTTGGGTCGAGTGTGAGTACCCAGATAGATTTGATTATCCTGGATACTTTGGTTGGTTCTTCTGGTGGTGGTGGTGGTATTATATTTACGGATGGCGTGTTCCTAACGGATTCAGTTTTTCGGGTACTTGTAACATTCTAAGAAGTCAAATCAGAGGTGCTGGTGGTATTTCGTCTGTAGAAGATTTGGGCGATGGTCGTTATCAAATTAACTTTGATTTTGAAATGCCTGATACAAACTACGCTGTAACAGGAACAGTTTCATCACCCGAGTTCTTCCGTATTGAAAATCCATATAGAAGAATTGGATGGGCTTCTGGAACATCTCTAACAATTAGAACACTACATACTAAGTTTTGTGAAGTAGCATCAACATGGCATTGGGGTGGTCCTACATACTGGTGGTGGTATTGGTGGTGGGGATATTTCCTATTCTCTTGGAATGGACCTGGTACTTATCCAGCTCGACACATCCATGTGGCAATCTTTAGATAAGGATAATATATGTCTAGTAAAGTAATTGTATTTGAAAGAAATGGAAACATATCTCTTTTATGGCCTTCTGATCCATATCCAGTGGAAGAAGTTGCAAAGAAAGATGTGCCTGTTGGAACACCATATCTAATTATAGATGCATCCGAGATTCCACAAGATCCTGCGTTTAGATCAGCATGGGTTGTTGATTTTTCACTACCTGATGGATACGGACAAGGTTATTCAGATGTAATAAACAAAATGGCTGCTGAAAGAATGGGTTCTGCACCTGTCAGACCAAATATAAACGAAAAGGATATTCCATGGCCAAAGGTGTAATTAAAATTGATATAGACAAAGCTAAAGATGTCTACAAAGACATGCTTAGAAGCGCCAGAAAACCTGTGCTAGAAGACTTGGACTTACAGTTCATGAGAGCCGTTGAAACAGGTAATGCTACATTACAGACAGAGATTGCTGCTAAGAAACAGGCTCTTAGAGATGTAACAAACGATCCTAAAATTGATAAAGTTAAGAAAGCGGAAGACTTTAGAAAAATATTTCCAGATGTGCTTAAGCCTAACGTAGAGCCTCCTTTAAATGCATCTATTCCTGAACCTTTTGTAGAGGAATAAGGACAATATTATCATGAGCGTTGAAAAGAATTTGTCGGATGTCTTAGACATTCCTCACGAGATTGTTAAGGTTGAAACTCCTAAACAAGAAATCGTAGAGTATGATGTTCATTCAGAATTACCTGATGAAGATGAAGATTATAGATTAGTTAGACATACACTACGTAATCTAATAACGAAAGGTAACGACGCACTAGATGAAATCGTCACAATCGCTAAACAAAACGAGAGCGCAAGAGGTTTTGAGGTTGTTTCTACTCTCATCAAAACTATTGGCGAAACGTCGAAAGACCTATACACCCTACAAAAACAGAAAAAAGATTTGAGAGACCCAGATCCAGCGAC